TAGAACATACGGGGGGCCCGCATAACACCAACCTAGGCGCTACCTAGAACGTATAAAAACTGTCATAAGCTACTGATTATAAAAGATATATTTATATTACAGCTGGGGGCACGCTAGGGCCACCCGGGTTACGTGTATATTTACACACCCAGATGCTCACAATTTTGTATTTTTTTGGAATTGGGGGATTTTGGTTGGTGTACACAAATATACCCAAAAAAGGCATAAAAAAACCCCACAAAAAGGGGGTTGGTGTATTTAAGTAGCCATTGGTGTATTTAATAGTGGTATATAGTTTTTCCTCCGTCAAAACTCTTAATACTATTATACAGTCAAATAACGGTTTTGTCAAGTAAAATCGTACAATTTTAAAATTTTTTTATTTTTTTTTAGTTTTTTGCATTTTTTACTTGACAAGTGGCTTATATAGCACTATAATAGTAGTATAGGGGTGGAGAAGTTTCTCTTCACACTCAATATCCCCCCAATTACATCGACCAGATTTAGGGATTATTTGTTTAGTGAGGACAAGAGAGACATTCTCTATGACAGCCAACGCATTAGTTAAAAAAAGAAAATTAACCGAAAAGCAAGAAAACTTCTTAACAGCCTTGTTTTCTAACGGTGGCAACATCGCTGATGCGTTGAGAAAGGCTGAATACAGCCCCCACAGCCGCAAGGATGTGCTGGCCTCGTTAAAGGACGAGATAACCGAACGCACAAAGCTGATGCTAAACGGTGCAGCCGTAAGAGCAGCGGATAACATCGTTAATACGATGGATGTTGAACGAGACAATGGCATACCCACCAATCGTCTTGAGCTGAAATACCGGGCAGCTGGAGACATATTGGATCGAATAGGTATTACCAAGCGTCAACAAGTTGATGTAAGCGGTGAAATTAAGCATGGAATCGTGCTTTTACCCGGAAAAACCCCAATGGTGGACATAACACCAGAAAAATAAGAAACCCTGCCGTACATATATATATGTACATAATGGGGGGCAATTCTTATACTTCGCTTTATTGAAAAAGGAGATAAAAAATGACAGGCGAGTTCTATTCGGCAAAGACCAACGAATTATTTAATATGCTTATTGGATTTGATCCCTATTTTAGAGAAAAAAGGGAATTTAATAAGTATCCACCCTATAATATATACGAAGATGGCAACAAATATAGGCTGGAATTAGCGGTTGCAGGATTTTCAAAGAAAGATATAGAAATTACACAGCAAAATTCTACACTGAAAATCGCTGCACAGAAGAAAAATGAATTAAAACACCTAAAACCTGTAGTTAGAGGGTTAGGCGCACGTTCATTTTCACGAGTTTTTCAACTAGCCCCGTATGTTGAAGTAACAGACATCAAATTAAAAGATGGTATTTTGACAATTTGGCTAGAAAAAGTTCTTCCAGAAGAATTAAAACCAAAGGTACTGCAAATAGCGTAATTAATGCACTTTAAACCCTTCCAACACCATGCACAAATAGATACAATGGATGGGGAAGTTTTGTGGGAAAAATTAGGTCGAGTACCCGAAGATATACCACTGGAAGAAATAAACCAGTTTTTTAGACAATACATTAGAGATAACTCTAAAGGTTTAAATGGCAAGACCTAAATTAAAACCCGGTGAAAAGGGAAATTATCACGTAAGCAGAGCCGAGCAGTTACGGCGTAAAGCACGAAAACAGCTGGGGGATGCAGAACGAGCAGCAAAGCAGACAAAAGTTAAGGCTCAGAAAGCGTCTCAGAAAGCCCAGAAACGTGTCGCCAGAACGCGCAAGGTTATGGGCCTTATAGATGAAGGCGGAGTGGCAACAAACGATTTTATGGACACTCTCTCGCCCGATATAAAGGATGCTATCGTTGAGGGACAACACGAATTAATCTTTTCACCCAACAAAGGCCCACAAACAGATTTTTTAGCTGCACCTGAAAAGGAAGTGCTATATGGCGGTGCAGCAGGTGGCGGCAAAAGCTATGCACTTCTGGTTGATCCCCTACGTTTCGCTGACAACACCAATCATCGCGCCTTACTCTTACGACGAACTCTTGGCGAGCTGGCCGAATTGATTGATCAGTCAAAGAAAGTATATCCCAAAGCGTTTCCCAGCGCTATATTTAAAGAGAGCAAAAATCTCTGGATCTTTCCTAGCGGAGCCACCATTCTTTTATCCTATGTAGACAAAGATTCGGATGTTACAAGGTTTCAAGGACAATCTTTTTCGTGGATAGGAATTGATGAATTAGGCCACTATCCAACACCGTATGTCTGGGATTACCTACGATCAAGACTTCGTACTACCGACCCAAACATTGAGACATACATGAGAGCATCGGCTAACCCCGGTGGTGTTGGCGGATGGTGGATAAAAAAGATGTTTATTGATCCGGTCCAGCCAAACACGGCGTTTGCTGCAAGGGACATGGAATCAGGAAAACCTTTGGTATTTCCGCCTAATCATTCAAAAGCAGGGTATCCTTTGTTTCAACGAAAGTTTATTCCTGCGAGACTAACGGATAATCCTTACCTTATGTCTTCCGGCGAATACGAAGCTATGTTGTTATCGCTTCCTGAAGTAGAAAGACGAAGATTATTAGATGGGGATTGGGATGTTGCAGAAGGGGCCGCATTTGCGGAATTTAATCGAGCGACACACGTTTGCGAACCTTTTGAAATACCTCGGGGTTGGCCTCGTTTTCGGACTGCTGACTATGGTTACAGTAGTCCTTCTTGTATACTTTGGGGTGCTATGGATCACGACGGTACTCTATGGATCTATCGGGAACTCTATTCAAAAAGGCTTACAGCTGATGCCCTAGCGGACGCTATTTTTCAAGCCGAAGCTCTTGATCCGCCAATGTACGCATCTGTTTTGGATAAATCATGTTGGAATAAAATAGCTGGTGCTCCTTCGGTTGCACAAACAATGATACAGCGTGGTATTCGGTGGTTGCCTTCAAATTCAGACAGGATAAGTGGAAAACTTGAATTACATAAACGCCTCCAACTCAACGAAGATTCTGGACAACCTCACCTCAAAATCTTTGCATCATGTACGAATCTTGTACGAACTTTACCCACGATCCCGCTATCAAGAACAAATAGCGAGGACGTTGATACAAAATCTGAAGACCATGCTTATGATGCACTAAGATACTTGTGTATGTTACGGCAAATAAACAACACCAATTTTACTAGCTGGTCTACTAGAATTAAAGATAGCGCACCTGAACCAAGGGATATTGTCTTTGGATATTAAAATCTAGCAAAGGAGGTGGTCCGTGGGGAAAAGTGGTATTTTTGTATTTTTTTTACTTTAACAATAGAAAGGAAGTGTGTTATGACACAGACACCATTAGGAGATCTTTCACTTAAGGAAAATTTTGGTCCAGACACCAAAAAAGAGAAACCCGCTGCTCTTGAGCCTTGGGGTAAAGCAAATTCTGGAGCCGATGGCGAAAAATTCTTTATGTTTAAGCAATCAGAAGCTGCTCCAAAAAAGCAGTCTAATCCTATGACTACACCTGACATGGCTAATTTAACAAACCCGTAGTTTTATGACCTTTTTGGATATAGACCCTTCGGATAAAAAAACCGACGTAGCAGTTGACGTTAGGCTCGGAGAGGATGTTACTGCAAGTGCTCTTGTAGGCCATGTTCGCAGTAGATTTAAAACTGCCGAGGATGGTAGGTATTCCGATGAACAGCGATGGCTTAAAGCCTATAAAAATTATCGTGGTTTATCGAATAATGAAAATGCCGAGAAAATGCGAGGATCAGAGCGATCTAATGTTTTCATCAAGATTACCAAAGTTAAGGTTCTCGCTGCTGTAGGGCAAATCAGTGACATTTTATTTGCAAACAAACGATTTCCAATCGTGGTTGAAGCAACTCCTGATCCCGAAGGAATGCCGGAATTTGCTCATTTGCAGACACCACAGGAACAGCAGATACAAAGTCCGGTGGGTTTTCCCGGCGATGAGATGGAATTACTTCCGGGGGCAACCGAAGCTACAGCCGCAGCGGAAAATCCCATAATACGTGGACTTGGACCGGAATACGATACAACTAATCTTGTTGCGGGTCCGGGTAAAATTGGACAACCACAAATAAAACCCGCTGCTTTAGCTGCACAGAACATGGAAAAGATAATCCATGACCAGCTTCTTGATACTGATGCTGTAAAAAAACTTCGTAAAGCGTTGTTTGAGTGTTGCCTTTTAGGTACAGGTATTATAAAAGGTCCATTTACCAGTGAAAAAACAATTCCACGCTGGCGCAGAAACGAAATGGGTGAGAGGGAATACGCTCCAATATGCAAGAATAAACCAAAAATTACACACGTTTCTTGTTGGAATTTGTATCCAGATCCTAACGCAACATCAATGGATGAAGCAGAATACGTTATTGAACGACACAAACTTAATCGGGAACAACTAAGAAAACTTAAAGATGAACCTTACTTTAATCATACTGTTATTGAAGAATTATTGGAAAACGGTCCTAACTATGAAGAAAAATATTTTGAATCTCAGCTCCAGTCTGACCAAAATGATCCTATTTATTCCGAATCTCGTTTTGAGGTGCTGGAATACTGGGGTATCATGGATGCTAAAGCTGCGGAAGATGCGGGTCTTGAAATATTTGAAAGCATGGAGAACCTATCTTCGTATCAAGTAAATGCGTGGATTTCTGGTAACAAAATTCTTAGGCTGGTTGTCAATCCATTTACACCAGAACGTATGCCGTATCACGCCTTTCCTTATGAGGTAAATCCTTATCAGTTATTCGGCGTGGGTATATCTGAAAACATGGAAGATGCCCAACTACTTATGAACGGCCACATTCGCATGGCGATAGACAATCTTGCTCTCGCTGGCAATGTGGTTTTTGATGTAGACGAAGCAATGCTGGTTCCGGGCCAGAACTACGATATATACCCCGGAAAAGTGTTTAGAAGGCAATCCGGTGTAACAGGAACCGCTATTAATTCAATTAACTTTCCGAACACCGCTCCTGCCAACGCACAAATGTATGATAAGGCTAGACAACTAGCCGACGAGGAAACAGGTATTCCAAGCATTATGCACGGACAAACCGGAGTAACCGGAACAGGCCGTACTGCTGCTGGATTATCTATGTTAATGAGTTCGTCAACCCTGTCAATAAAGTCTGTTATTAAAAACATCGACGATTATTTATTGAAGCCGCTAGGCGAGACATACTTCCAGTGGAATATGCAGTTTAACGAAGAAGATCCTGAAATTGAAGGAGATCTTGAGATTAAGCCAAGAGGTACTTCGGCTGTTATGCAGAAAGAGGTACGCACACAAAGACTGGTAACACTCTTACAAACTGTTGCAAATCCAATGCTTGCACCGTTTGTTAAAATACCAAATCTTATTCGTGAGCTTGCGATTTCACAGGATATTGATCCTAACGACTTAGTAAATGATGTAAACGAAGCTGCAATTTTTGCAGATGTATTGAGAGGTTTGAATGAACAGCAACAACCAACCGAGCAAGGGGGCGTTCCACCGATTGGGGCCACTGATGGAGCAGGAGGCGGCATGGACGGCTCTGGAGGAGTACCTGTTGGAGCAAACCCAGCGGATGACTCAGGCATTGGTGGTGGAAACATCGGAGTTGGAAGTGCGCCGCTTGCAGGGGAAGCTGGCTTTACTGGAAACATTACTGAAGCTGCGGAATAACTATCGAAATATGAACAGGAACTAATATAATGGCAGTTGAATATTTAGAAAGTCCTACAGGTTTTATTGGTTTAGGTCAAGGTGTTGGTTTAGAAACTATCACGCCTCAACGAAAAAAACGAGTTCGTAAGGGAGATCGTGGTATATTTCCAATAACACCAACTGGTGCAGAATCATACGAAGGTACAGATTTTACGCCACAGCGAGGATTTCAACAACCCTACGCTGCTGTTCCTAATGTATTTGAAAGATATGCCGGATTGCCCGGTGGAGCGCGAGCCGGACCTATTCCCGGTAGTGGTTTTGAAGATGTTATCTTTCGTCCTCTTCCAACCGATGACGCAAACGACGATGACGACGATTTGACTAGGCGGTTACGAGAAGACACACTGGATATTGATTTGAGTTTAGATGCTGATCCTTCGGGACGTACAGATCCTAGTTCTCCAAACTATGATCCGATTGCTGTTGCACAAGATCATATTGGTGAATTATTTACTATTCCGTCTGGTGGTTCAACTTTTACTGATCCAAATACCGGAGAATCAATAACATTATTTGATAAAGGTTTTACTGCTGAAAGATCTTTTGATTCGATAAAATTTATCTCACAAGCAGGTTACGAAAAAAGACGATTAAGGTCTAGACGCTCAAAACGTAATTATAATTTACAATATACTAACATAACTGGTGTTGGTAATTCTGGATATAATGGAACGTTTGCTGTTACTGGTATTACGAGTGCAAGAGAATTTGTAGTTGGTATAGCAACTGATCCTGGATCATTTACTAATGATATACTTTCTAGAACTACTTCACTTCCATACTTTAAGAGAAAGAGATATAGTGATACTTATTTTATTCAAGGTAATCAAGAACTTCAACCTTATATTCAAGGTGAACAGGATGGAATTTATTATTTAACTTTAATCAATTCCTCAAATAAACCTGC